TACCATTGCCTAAACTATAATTATAACCATAGTTGAAACCGTATACTTCAACACCTGCTCCAGAACTTTTAAGTGCTGTATTGATAGCAAATGAATTGTAAACTATATCACCGTTGGACATTAAATTTGAATTTACTAAATTACCACTAGTGACTACGCTACTAAATCCTGAGCAATTAGGACTGTATGCAGGATTAAGACTACAAGGATCAACTCGATATTTCAAACTAAAACTAACGTTGGTAATTTCTGGACCATAATTACCAGCCCAAAAGTTATTGTCCTTACCAACAAAGCCAACTCGTGCATTGCTATAGTTTGTAGCCGCTATAGGATTGGCAAATGTTTCACTAAAGTTGAAATCAGTCCAGTTGTATTTGGCGTTAGTATGACTTAGGTAATCATATGCGGCAACCTGGGTACCGGCGGTATTATAAAACTTAACATAAGCATCTAAGTAATCTTGCCTACCGTCATCCCAGCCGTTGCCGTTTTTAGCACGAAATCCAAAATTAAAACCACTTAGTTGTACTCCTGTACCACCTGCGGCCAATGCTCGATTTATATTAACAACTTGATTTAAGTCTATTTGACCATAACTGAAATTGATACTGCCGTCGGGTCTAACACTGGGCTTAGGGCCGCAATTGCCAGGTTGGCCAGCCTGGAAACATATTTGACTAACGTACACACCATTGTTCCAAATGCTGGTTGTATCTGTAGGTGTAGTACCGGTATTGATTAAATTACCGGTAGTAGGATCAACAGTTTGGGCTTTAGAATGACTTATAAACGATAGCGCCAAGCAAAGCACCAAGGCCCATTTTAGTATACGTGTCATCTATTTTTTCCTCTTCCACTGCTGGAACTTTTTCTTTGTTTTCTTCCCAGGCTAGTTTGGCTTGTTCGCCAATCTTACCTTCGTATGGGCAAGGTGTTCCTGCTGCCATCATAGCATCAAATATACGACGGTCTTGACACATAGTAGCCACCGCTGCTACCTTCATACCCATATCATATAATGTTTTGGCCAACTTCAATCTTTCGCAATTTAGATCACGTATGGTACCACCACCACTTACGCCGAAGATCTGTGTCTGTACACTGCCACTGGATCCTGTGGTACATAGATCACCATTGCCGCCACTCATCATTGATGGTGCAACTGCTGTAGGTGGAGGTTGAATAACACGCTGTGTGATATCGCTGGTATTAACATTGTTATTAGTCATTGTACCACTGTTGATATTTTGATTAACATTATTGTTAGAATTGGTGCTAGCACTGGTAGATGAGTTAACATTGTTATTATTGTTGGTCATACTCCACTTTGAACGTTGTTGTTAGTCATCGTACCACTGTTGATATTGGTATTAACATTATTACTAGTTGATGAATTTTGATTAACATTGTTATTATTGTTGGTCATCGTACCAGAATTAATGTTAGTGTTGGTACTAACATTGGTGTTGACATTGTTATTATTATTGGTCATTGTACCTGTGTTAACATTGTTATTTGTATTAACGCTGGTGCTAGAGTTAACATTATTATTGTTATTGGTTGCGGTACTTGTACTAGCATTATTATTGTTGTAGGTCATTGTACCAGTATTAACATTATTATTTGTATTAACGCTGGTGCTAGCGTTGACATTATTATTGTTGTAGGTCATTGTACCTGTGTTAACATTGTTATTTGTATTAACGCTGGTACTAGTACTGGTGTTGACATTATTGTTATTGTTGGTCATTGTACCTGTATTAACGTTATTGTTGTTAAATGTTTGAGTTCCACTATTAACGTTATTGTTATTGTTGGTATACGTAACTGACCCTGACATAACATTATTGTTATTATTGTTGTTGGTCATTGTACCCGTATTAACATTATTATTGTTATTGGTATTAACACTAGTACTACCAACTGTAGTTTGATTAATATTGGTTATGGTACCACTATTAACGTTATTGGTATTAATAGTACTTGTGCTGTTAGATGTACTATTGGTATCTACTAAACTTTTAGAATCATAACCACCTTGGTTAATTACAGTTTGCGCCCAAACTGTAGATATAAAGAACATGGCCGCTAACCATAAAAGAATTTTTTTAAACATTGTATATAACCCCCGTTATATACGTATTTACTAACTAACCTTGATAACTTATCTGTGTACATTACTCATAAGAAAACCCGCCGAAGCGGGTTGTTATTAACTTTGATTTTTTAGTTAATAGTTAGATGTCCCGTAGCATATAATATGGCCATTACCGGGCCTGCTATATGCTCACCAATTTCATACAATGCCCAAACTGTTAATGCCACTGCCCACCAAGGATTAGTTTCAGCCTTACGACCTAACCACATAAAAAATCGTGCATGGGTTTGACCAATTTTATTGGCAAATTTAACTATCATTCACTAATTCGAGAATAGTTCAAAACCATTCCTTGTCCATATTGTGCTTCAGCAATCAATTTGGCCTGCCAATCGTTGTCAGCACTAACAACTACATTAGCAGTTTGATATTGATTAAGACGAACCCAAACAGTATAACGGTACATAGCAGACTCCTTTGTGTTGTTAAGTAATAATTATAACAAGGTTTTACCAGTTTGTCAACGGAAATTTACCCAAAAAGTGGAGAAATCTGCAAGTATTGGCTTCTCCTGCCTCCCGGACTTGCACCTTCCAAAATGCTATGCATTATGCCCTTGCAGACAATAATACTTATGCATTACCTAAATCGTATAATCCAGTAACACCCGGACCTTTGGCATTCTTATCATTCATGAATGTAAGTACCTGTCCACGATTTCCAGTCTTGTTAAAACTAATATGATGCCATGGTAATCCAGTTCCTGTGGTTTTATACTCTAATATAAATTGGTCATATTTGGCATTATCTTTAACCCATAATGCTCGTGTATAGTAATCAGCTTTACTTGCCTTAGCATATTGTATATCACAGGCCATTCCTTTAGGATGTTGGCTAGTAGGACTACCAACTCCTGCTCGTCTAAAAGAACAGGTCATAAATGCATCGGGGTATTGATGCTTAATTATATCAAAACAATTAATAATTAATAATCGAAGATTATCACACACTTCTTGTACTGTATATCCATTTTCAATTGCCACAGTAGCAACATCGTAGGGGAAAACAACACCAGATTGTTTAGTAACTGTTTTTACATAATAAGTAGTGCCGGTTAACGGACCAACACATAATACGGTATCATCAACTACACCACCAACTGATACTGAGCCAGCTGTTTCGCCTTGTGTTACCCCTGCAGGCGGTGGGCTTGTATTTGACTGAGCAGGGTTAGTTGCCGCCGCTGTTCCTTTATCTATGTCTGCCTGTGTAATTGTACCAGCAGCAATTAATGCCTTTTGTTGAGCATCAACTGCGGCTGGACTATCAGCATCACCTTCTAATGCTTCAACAACAGATTGCTCTTGTGAAAAATTAGGTGCATTGATTGCCACTTCTATAGCTGCTGCTGCCCCAGTACCTGCAGGGTTATCCCATAATGCCATTGGAATATAATTAGCAAATACATTTGAGCTATGATAAACATCAGTTACTTCTTTTAATGTACTGTCTTTTTGATTAACGGATCCTGGTTTATATGGCATAAATTATTTCCTGGTCTAATATTTAACGTAGGGCAATATCAGTGGTACTATCTCTATATTGATCAGCAGCATCGTGTTTGCTGGTCATTATGGCAAATATATGTGACTTGCTTAATGTTACTTCTTTGCCATTGCCTAGAAACATCCACGGCATCAATCCAACACCTTGGCCATTTAGTGTAACACACATTGGTTTAACAATTTTAATTGTGTCAGCATTTTCACTTTCAAAACGTGCAATTAATTCCTCACCGTTGATTAGTTTTAAACTAACAACATCTGCACTGGTAAATCCTCTTTCTATTAACATTTTATTCCTTTTCTTCTTTGGGTAATTCGCATAATTTCTCTAGCATCTTATAATGATCGTAGGCTTTTTTCAACGCTTCGAAGTGTTCTAATTTGTCCGGGTCTGGTACTAGTATGGCCAGCCGCTTAGATATTGTGTCCATAAACTCGCCAAGATCCTGACCGTTGATTTTAACATTGCCTTCGAACTCTGCATCACCTTTTACATTCAATGATGATTGGCTGCTATTAGTATTGATAGTTGCCCAGTTTGCGCTGCCGGTGCCGTTGGAGGTATAAATTGTTCCAGCACTGCCCGAACCATATGTTCCGCCACTGCCTGATCCTCCAGTACTAACATTGTATTGGGGATACGGACCTATCATACTCGATGTTAGGTAAGGTATATGCGTACTATCTAATGTAATGGTATCAGAACTCATACTGGACATAAGTACATCTATATCGTTTGAGCTCATTTTAAATATTCCTTAAGTTCATTAAGTCCGCCAACATGTGCATCTTCAATAAAGATTTGCGGAACGCTACGAGCAGTAGGAACTTCTTCTAACAATTCTTCTCGAGTATATCCATCACCAATTTTACGTTCTTCAATTTGATAACCTTTGGACTTTAGTAATGTGTGTGCTTGATCACAGTTAGGGCAGTGATACTTACTCCATAAAATAGCTTTCATTTTTATTATCCTCTTCTATTAATTGCTGAGGCTATCTGATTAACCTCTCCGCGTCTGCGGCTATTTTCTCTTTCTAATAAACTAATACGTTGAGTTAACTCTTGATTCTGTTTAATCAATTGTTCAACGAATTGTTCAAGTTTTTTAATTTTATCAGCGTCGGTAGACATATTTTATCTTCATAGTATTAGTATATATGTTGATAATGATAAAGTCAACATAAATAAAAGTGTAGTTCGCGATACTGGACATATCCAACTACTCTAACAGTTTATAGGACTATCAGCAATGTATTTACACTTTTATGTTTACGCCTACTTAAGAAAAGATGGCACACCTTATTATATAGGTAAGGGCTCTAGAGACAGAGCATTTGTGCAACATAGATCAAACGGTAAAGGAGTACATACTCCAAAAGATAAATTACGCATTGTCTTTTTAGAACAAAATCTTACAGAAGTTGGCGCATTTGCGCTCGAGCGTCGATATATAAAATGGTATGGTCGACAGGACATTGGTAAGGGAATTTTAAAAAACAGAACAGATGGTGGCGAGGGTGCAAGCGGAGTTATACAATCATTTCTACAGAAACAGCAATCTATAATTTTTGGTGCCAAAGCAAAGCAACGGAATATCAATTTAGCAGCAAATGGAGAACACCCTTTTCAAAATCCGTGTTGGATTCCAAAAAAAGAACGATCGGATAGGTCTAAAAATACTGCTAAGAAACAAAAAGAAAATAATAGACTAGGATTTCAACTTGGCCACGCTTCAACTGCTGGATCAATTGGAGGGAAGATTGGAGGAGCGATTTCGGGTAAACTTAACAAAGGATCAACTGGGGTAGTTTACAAAGATGGAAATACTAAAAGAATTTCTGCAGACGCATATAATCAATATAAATCACTAATGATAAAAAACAAAATTCCCATGTCAGAATGGGAATTTGTTACTGTTAGATCCAAAGAAAGTAAAAATCGATTATAATTCTGGAAGCGTATCTAGGTCTACTTCCGATGACATAGCCCCAATTATGTAATTCGTCGATTCGGTTTCCTGTAGAGCGCTTTGCTTCTTACCAATCGCAGTATGTTTATTAAACCATGGAATAGGACTGCTACGTGGATGTTCTTCAGCATACTTAATGCCGATATCTTTTAAACGTGTAAATGCTGTATGATCAACAAAGTCTTTTAGAATAGTAGCATTAAGTCCAATGACAGGACCTTTCTTAAACAAGTAATCTGCCCAGGCTTTTTCTTCTGCAATTACTTCAAGATACATAGCATATACTTCTTCTTGACATTCTTCTTCAAGGGCAACAAAGTCTTCGTCATCTTTGGTAACATTGTTAATTAACCAAGCGGTCCATTCTGTATGTAGGAGTTCGTCTTGGAGGATGAGACTGATGATGTTTCCGTTGCCGATGTAGATTTTGTTTTCGACCATTGCCAACGATGTGGCGAATGAGACCATAAAGCGGAGCGCCTCAAGTGCATAGCTTGCATGTAATGCCAACCAAATTGCTCGCTTGTGAGTGTGGAGATCAATTTCCTCGCCCAGTTCTTTACGGCAGTTAAGTAAGTGTAGATTTTCATAATGGCGTCCTATGTTAGCAGCCATTTCAACAATTTCTTTAGTATCGTGGATCTTGTTGAATTCATCCTTGGGCACACTATAGATGTTTCTAATAATGTGACTATATGATTTACTGTGTAAGTTTGATTCAAACATCGACCAGATCATTAACAATGCTTCTAGTTCAGGAAGAGAGCATACTGGACTGAACACCTGAAACGGTGCCCTACCTTGAATACTGTCTAATGCGGTTTGACGCAATAAATTGCTAGTGAAAATATGTTTAACAGCATCGCTGGCATCTTTGTGATCCATTTTATCTTTAGTAAGACTAATTTCTTCCGGAACCCAAAAAAATCCTCGCTGAAGTTCTTCATATTTTTGTAATTTATTATATTTAACTTCTTCGTATCTTTGTATGGTCACTGGACCTGCTGGATCTAAAAACATTTTTCGTTTTAGATAATTTGTTGGGACGTTAAAGTCGTATTGAAATTTACTCATTATTTTTCCTTAATTTACAATTATTAAACAGGCTACAACTTGCAGGCCTCACAGTCCTCATCGTCACTATATATAGTAACAGGTTCTAATGCCACTAATCTATCACTTTGGGTCATTAATACATTCTTACTACCCACCTTGTCGATGAGGCTGTAGTAAAGAGTCTTCAGGCCCCATTTGTAGGCCAACATTAAATTTTTAGCAATCAATGTACCAGGCACTTTTCCATCTTTAAAATGTCTTGGTGAATAGAAAGTATTAGTACTTAGACTTTGGTCAATGTATGCTGCTAATACTGCTGACGTCTTTAAGTAGTCAACACAATCAGTTTGTTCCCACATTAGTTGATAACGATTCTTTAGACGTTTGTATTCTGGAACAACTTGTGTAAACGAGCCTGCTTTGCTTTCTTTAACACTGATTAGTTCCATAGGCATTTCAATACCATTCGTAGAGTTTAGTACAACACTACTTGATTCAACGGGAGCAACTGCCATAAGTGTGGCATTACGTATCCCATACTTCTTCATACGTTCACGCAATGGTTCCCAATCTATGCTTGGTGTAAAGTCTGTTAATTCATTAACACCATTGGCTCTACGTTCCCAGGGAAATATTCCCTTACCATAGTAAGTGTATTGACTACGTCCACATGGGCCGCGATCTTGGGCCAGTTCTACACTTGCTTCGGTAAGGTAATATGCTTGATGTTCCATCCAACGTTTAACTTCCGCCAATGCTTCGGGTGTTCCATATTTAAAACTCTTACGAGCATGCCAGTAGGCTAAGTTTGTAATGCCAACGCCAAGAGGCTCAAAATCTGTATTGGCCAATTTGCTCTGTATACTTAGGAAGTCTTGATAGTTTAATAAGTTACTTAGACTGCGAACTAATACACGGCAAGCCTTTCGCATCTCTTGCGGGTTCCTGAACGCACCCCAGTTGATTGACCCAAGAGTGCAAAGAGCAATGCGTCCCTCTGGATCTTCAATTCTTTGGAATGGCTTTGTGGGTAAAAGTATTTCCTGGCATAGATTCGATTGATATATTGGGTCAAGTTGTGTGTCAAACGGACCCTGGTTAATGACGTTGTCGATGTTGACAAGATAGATGCGCCCAGTATCAGTGCGTTCTTTAAGGATACCATTTTTGAAGATCTCATCAGCAGATACGACCTTCTTTTTAATTGTCGGATGCTTTTCATAGTTTAAGTATAGTTGTTCGAATTCTTCACTATTACGATAGTAAGCTTCGTAGAGGTCTGGAACTTCTGCAGGATCAAACAATGTCATAGTTTGTCCATTTTTATATCTACGCCAAAACATAGCATTAACAACCACGCTATAATCCATTTGACGTACACGGTTTTCTTCTGTGCCTTGATTGTTCTTTAATACAATAAGGTCTTCAAATTGATAATGCCAAACAGGAAATGTTACTGTACAACTAGCATTACGGATACCACCTTGACTGCAACTGCGTAGATCAGCAAACCATTTCTTTAAGAATGGGATCATACCTGTATGTTTGATCTCACCATTGCGAATAGGGGCGCCAAGAGGGCGTATACGTCCAATCTCTAAACCGATGCCAGCACGTTTACTAGCATATTTGGCCATCATCTCTCCGCTGGCAAATATAGAGTCAAGCGTGTCATCACTGCTAATAAGTACACAGCTAGAAAACTGTTTAGTTGTAGTGCCAAGTCCGGCAAGAACAGGAGTAGCAAGAGTAAAATGCCCAGCACACGCACATTCATAATATTCTTTAACATATTTTAATCTTGTTTCTTTTGTCTCATTGTGGAATGCTGTGGCTGCTGCTATAGCATAGCGTACCTGAGGAGTTTCAAATATTTGTCCTGTAGCACGATTTTGTACTAGATACTTTTCGCATAGCTGTGCAATTGCTGCGTATGTATAGCTTTCATCTTTGTCGTGGTCAATGAATAGATTAATAATATCCCATTCTTCTTTTGTATACCATTCTAGGAGTTCTCGAGTATACATACCTGCTTCGACATTCTTCTTTACAATATCGTAGAGTGGTGGTGGGTCGTATTGTCCATATACTTCTTTACGTAGCATACTGACACGTTGTCTGCCTGCTACATATTGATAGTTAACATTGTTTATTTCTGGATTTTCAGTTTCGTCAACTAAATCCACCATGGCTTTCAACAGTAGTTCATCTATGGTCTTAGTCGTCATTCCGTCGTGCAATTCTATCTGAGCTTTAATTTCAATCATACTAGGACTAACGCCATCGATACCTCTACAAGAATATGCTACTTGTCTTTGTATCTTTTCAATGTCCATGTTTACACGATTACCATTACGCTTTACTACTGTTATCATTCTTTTACCTTTTTATGTTTTAGGTGATATTTAGTCCACAATTTAAAATTCTAGTTTCAAATTAAGGTTTAGACCACCACCAAGCAATTTCGCAAATAGCGCCCGGGCATAATTCTTTAACAGATCGTGCAACACCTTCGTAGGGAAAGTCGTCACCGGCCAATACTCCACCTGATCTTACTTTTGGCATCCATGCTAGAATATCTGCTTTAATATCTTCGTAATGATGAGAGCCATCTATACATACAAAATCTAAACTATTATCTTCGTAGAGTTTTGCCGCTTCGATGCTAGGTAATTGAATAGCATTAAATGCTCCAGATACTGGCTCAAGATTTTTCATAAATTCTTTGTAGAGTGCATTATCTGGATAATGATCAGGGCTGTTATCTGGAGCATATTCAGGCCATAAATCTACGCAATCAAATTTAATATTTTTTCCGCTATTGATAATTTCTACACACATAGCTGCTGAACTAGCGCCTTTCCAAGATCCAATTTCAACAAAGTGAGAATTATTATCAGCAGCCAATACTGCCTGTTGATATAACCACGGTAATTGATTGGGCCATCCTTGGATAGTATGATAGAAATGATTGATTTTTTGCATATTGTTTATTCCTTATTAATATAATGCTATTATGTCTTAGGTGATATTTACCTAGGGCTTGTAACCTCAATTAAATTTTCAAGTTTAAACTTATTTTCTAATTTATTAACAGAAACAGGGCCGGTGTCGTCGTAATTAAGCACCCACGCATCATCGATGCATAGTACATTATACTCTTTTGTGCGGTTAGAGTCAACGAGAGTTCTAAGTTCTATCTTGGTATTTTTATATTTTTTTGTCAATTTCAAAGTCCACCCCATCATTAATGTTTTGGTAAAATCATCGTACTTGTTTGTTTCGATAATTTCCCAAGGTGTGGGCCAGCTTTTTTGGTGATAGGGATCAATATTCCTATTATGTGGAATGAACGGAGCGGATTGCCAGAAATCACAAACTGCTTGTAAAGGGTCAGGAGTCTGATCTAATTCTTTCCTATGTTCAATCCACTCTGTTAGTCTTGCATCAACAGGTTGGTTAAACATAATTAGACCATTAGGTTAGTTTGGTATTCTAGGGTTATCGGATCAGTTGAATAATCATTTAATGTAAACACATTAATTTCAAAATAAGCATAAGCGGCATCAACTGTCATTGTCCAATTTATATCTGCATCACCGTTGTTATATGTATACGCATCACCGATAGTTTCAATATTGGTAGGATTCTGACCAGGCTGTACGTATACATCAAGTTTTCCTATTCTATCAATTGTATAATTTCCAGGAACACCTTGTGTCATATTATATTCAATGGATAAATGTTGAGCAAGACCGGTTATAGGTAAACGTAATACAGGAATGTTGCCACTAACTGTATTAATTAAAACGGTATTAACACCAGGGTTATTAATTGTTGCTCTGCCTTGAACAAGTGGATGATAATAAATGGCAGCACCAAAGTTTTGATTTTGATATTCTTGTCTATCAAACCAATCATTGACAGTTAAATTACCATCAGTTAGATATGTAATCACAGCGGTACCGGTTGTACTGTCTCTATTCCATTGTGTATTTCCAACATGATAGAAACGGTTGTTCATACTGACATGATCAGTTTCTAATCCAACAACTCCGCTAACTCCAACATAGATTGCCTGCTCTTCAATTTTCATAAATCTATTATTTAAAATTCGAGCACCACGTGGCCCTGTATTTGCTGCTGGATCTACAGGGTCATTAAATGTAATACCTCTTATAGAATTATAAAACTGACAATTTTGAATTACAGGATTAACAATATCGTAATTTGATCTAATACAATAATATAATCCGTCAAATTCACAATTGTCAACTAATAAATTATTCGATGATACTGTTAAATTTTCCGAACTTGGATATCCTCTAAGTTGTATTCCAGAATGTCCACCGTTAACATTATCTATGGTATCACCGATGACATGATTACCTGCAAATCTAACATCTCTAAAAATAGCATTTTCGGCGCAATCTAAACTCACTAAAGGGCGACATCCTGATACACCACTTAATAATGGATCATATTGTATGGTAAGACCTTCTATGTGAATGTAGTTAGGTTGAGCACGGCCTGATGATATAGTTCCTGTGTCAAATATTACATTACTTCCATTTATATCATTGATGTCAGCATCTCTGGTTAATATAGCATGGCTATCATTTAACGCAATTAAATTAATAATAGTTTTTCCAATTCCTTCTCCAACAATAGTTGTATATGCTGGTAAAAGTAAAGGTTGATCTATATTGTAAACACCTGCTGGAAAATATAAAACTTTGGCACTATGCTTTCCATAAACAGAGCCATCCTTTAAAGGATCAAGAAACAATTTGTCAATGGCATTTTGTATTGTTAATACTTCATTAGCATTGCCTCCCTCACCTACAACACCAAAATCTTTGATATTAACAAAATCATCGAGCTTTTTATTGATATCTCTTATAACCGCAAGACCTGTATCAATATTAGCAGTGATGGGTGGATCTGTATCTGCACGATAGGTGTAGTCAGCAACTGCTGGAGAATTGAATATATTTTCTGTGGGTAGAAGATCGTTCTCTGTTAGAATTCTAACATTAGCATCTCTTGCACCACCGTCATCTCTGCGTAGACCAATGTATAGATGTTCAGTGTCAGCTGCCCAACCAAATTCTCCACCTGCAAGTGTAGGTATACCTGTTTGATTTTCTTGTCCTCTTCGGACTTGTATTCTGCTGATTTCCACTACGGCCATAATAATATCCCTCGCTATGAGATATTTATCCTGATCAGGCTACTTAGTTAGGGCGTAGTATTCTTCTACTTTGTTTAACCAAGCATCTTGCCACTTGTTAAAGTCTTTAGGTTCTAATGTGAATTGCTGATATTGCAGATCTCTGCTACACATAAAGATAACGCCCTTGCGAATAGTGGTGCCATACACTTCATTATGTGCCATTATATACGCCATTAACTGCAAATAATAATCATCAACCCATTCTGCCTTCTTTGGTTTATTAGTTTGTTTATGATCGCAAACTGCTGGCTCACCTTCGTGTACGCCAATTAAGTCAGTGGTGCCACTGTATAGTCCTGGAAAGTAAAGACTTTGTTCCATTGCCCAAACTTCACTCATTTTGCTTAGACCATTTTCAATAATGATATCAGCCATTTTGTTAGCTTGTACATGAACTGGATTGCTGCCCGGTTGACGTTGTTCGCCAATTAAGAAACGTTCCAAATTGGCATGCATGGCTGTACCTACTCCAGCAGCCTCTGTGGTAATTTGCTGTGCCTTGGCATGCCCGATACGATCCCTCCATTGATTCAAATGGGTCATATCTTTAGTAGCACCGAGAATAGTAGTTACACTGGGCAACTTCTCACCATCTGGAGTTTGATAAACTCTTTTACGAGTTAATGGATCATTGATTTGAACACAGTTTTTATATTGGAAACGCTCGATAAATGCAGGAGGAGTATAGGTTGTTGTCATATAGTGTTAATTATAACACTACAAGACCTATATAGCAACTATTTGGTTATAGTTTTGGCATTCTTGGATGCCATAGCGTCAATAGCAGGACTTGCGCCGCCTGCTTGTTGAGCTTGGTCTTTATTAGGATTTTGTGCTGTGGTTTTAACTATTACAGATCCATCATCTAATACACTGTCAATAACTGCTTTAGCGCCGGGAACTGTTTCGACCCATTTACGTATTCCGTCTATGGTGCTAATACCTAAATCGAATCGATCTAACAGATTAATCATTGCAGAAAAAGGCACAGTCAAAGACTGGCCTCTTCCTGCTGATCCTAGTTGATTAGCATTACTTTGTAGAATCCTCAGAACGTCGCTTGCGGATCCAAGATCTACTTCAAATAATTTCATTTACTTTGCCAATGAGGACATGATGTTATGTGATTCAGCTAGTTTGCGAGCAAACTTGCTTTCACGCATTTCACGTCCGGTTGTTCCCATACCTGCTGCTGCATCTGCTGCACCAAATTCATCACCAGCTGGTTCTGGATTCATCTCGTCAGGTGCGCTCATATCCATACCTGGCTCTGCTGGCATTTCTGGTTCCATACCCATTGCTGCATCTGGAGTGGCTTCACCTGCTAGTGTTGCAACTGCTCCACTTACTGCTTCACGTTGTTGAGTTAGTGTCTCAAGTGTGGCGGATAGTGCTGGTCCAACTGCGGCCTTGAATGCTTCTGCTTCTTGTGCTCCAAAGTCTGCTTTAATTGCATCAGCTAATTCAATCATTGTTTTAGTTTGATATTGACCAACACGTTGCATCCAACTTGTAAAATCATTAACCATATCACCGGCTGCGGTAATAGCCTTGGCTTTACCTTCTTCATCTTCTTGTAGTAAGAATGCCAGACTTTCATTAACAAAACGTACATTGTGTTTGAAGTTGCTTTCTTCTAATGTACCAGCCTTGGCCTTGTCAGCACGGATCTTACCTGCTACACGTTCACCAGCTTCTTTACTACCATAACGCTTGCCTGCATCTTTGGCAATCTTTTTAAACATCTTACCTGGTTTGCCTTCATCCTTGCCTTCATACATGCCCATGCACTCTTTGCAATCACAATCCTTAGGATGCTTACCGCCTTCCTTAACTGGAGTACCTTTTTTATCTTTCAATTTCATTGTATTTGCTGGGCGACGTTCGTCTTCTGGCGGCTTCTTATAATCAGATTGATTGCCATAAGATTTGCCTTGAACTCGGGTACTTGGCAAATCAGCCATTTTAACTTCTGCAACTTTCTTTTCTTTTGAAGATTTTGTCAAATCGTTTTTACCTTTGCCATCTGCTGCAAAAGCTGGGACACTTTTACCATTGACTTTTTTCATTGGCATTGAGCCTTCTTTAAAATTATCACTAGTTGCTTTAGCAATGGCTTTCTTTTTAGGAACACCACCAGCTGTCATGCGAGCAACTTGAACATCGTCAAAGTCTTTCTTACCATCACCAGTTAGGTCTTTTTTCTTACCTTCGCTTAGTTCCATCATTTTGTCACGTAGTTGTTTGATATTTTCGCCTAGCATTTCTTTAATCCTTGTATTAAGCAAGTCCAACATGGCCTTGTCTTTTTGGTATGTTTCGTTGGTTAGCAAGTCATTGATACCTGCTGAGCCTTCCTGTTGGAAAACACGGGTACGTAATTTATTACGCATGTCTTCTAGCTGTTCTCTTGAATAGTTTTCCAACTTAACTCGTACACCGAACATTTTGTTCATGTTTTCGTTTAGTTTGGCACTTGTTAGCGGAGAGTTAAAATCACTTGTTTTCATAGTTAATCCCGGAAAGATTGATAATATTATTTAGTTAAATTGCATAAGTTTATTAAAACTTCTCATCACGGTTTTGAGATGTTGTTCCTTCTTATACCTATCTATTTTAGCCTTGGTATACATAACATCAGCACGATCTATCATTTTAGTTTTTATATTCTTGTCAGCCAACTTAGTATGTAGTTCTTCATTAAACAATGAATATCCATAATTTGTATCAGCATCTACAACTTCATCATCGATGTATTTGCCTAATGCTAGTCTATTAGCTATTACTGCTGCTGTTTGTGGGAGATTAATTTTGTCTAGGATTACTTCTTTTTCGAAGTCTAAAATGCAATAAAACCCATCTTTTTTTCGTTTAATTGCATAGTTTCCTACGTTAATGGTGCCATCTTTGCTTCTAATAGGCATGACTACACCTTGTTGTAATAATTTTGATTTAGCGTCTTTGCTGAGTTTTTCTATTGTTGAATAGACATCATTAGGCAGTTGTTGTTTCATCTAGTTTCTTTACCATTGTTCGGTTATCATTACTTATCGAGTAAATTCCCTTGCGGACAAGGTTTTGAGCCAACCAAAGGTCGTGCTCATCCAAACTGGTAATAGATACATTATCCTTATGTCTATTGACAAAAGATTGTTCTTCATTGGTAAGAACAATATGCATCCCTGATAATAACTGCCCTATTTTCATACTCTAGGTGGTTGCTGCATTTGCTGCTGCATCTGTTGTTGTTTTTGTTTTAGACCTACGATCTGTGCTGCAATCTTATCAAGGTCTGTCATTGTGGTTTGCATACCTTGTTGTAGTGCAGGATTAGGTGCTGGTGCTGTAGTAGGTGCTCCAGTAGCAGGAGCAGGTGTTGTACCAGTAGCAGGAGCAGGTTGTTGTCCAGGAGTAGCAGGAGTTTGTCCCGGAGTCACTGGTGGAGTTGTTCCTGGTTGATCAGATGGTTGATTTGGTGGGATGTTGGGTTTAGCAATAGGTTGTGTGCTTGAACCAAAAGGCACTGCTTCTAGTAATTCTTGTATTTTCATTTTATTTTAGGATACTTAATAATGTATCGCCATGTGCTGTAATCCATCCTAATGCTGCTATTGCGCCTGCACTAAGATAAACCCATTTTGTTTTGAACTGCTCAAGGTCTTTGATCTTACCTGCTAATTCACTGTGCTGATCAATATTGGCCTTATGCATTACTTCCAGTTGATCCATAATGCTATCACGAGTTTTATCTAGACAGTTATGCATTTCTTTGACATCTACTTTAAGATCATCGATCTTTTCTTCAATGTTATCAACTTTTGTTTCTAATACGCTAACACGTTCTGGAACGGTTGCTAATGCCGATGTGGCCATCTCAAGTTTCTCCTTTAGGGTGTACGAATTTCCAACTATTATGTTGCCTAAATTGTGCCTTTGATTGCCTTGATGATGGTATTCTTGGAAGCGCTATCTATTAGTTCGAAAATAGCCTTCTCGATATTTATCGTTTCAGTTAACTTTTCAACAACAGGTACACCATGTACATCTTCAAGTAAGCAGCCTATATCGTTATCACCTTTAGCATATGCTCCTGATCTATCAGGGCTAAATCTAAATGTCCATACAGCTTGTTTGCCTTTGTACTTAGAACCAAATCCTAGATCCTTAACATCTATGACTTGTTTCTCAGGTGAGAAATCATAGGAAATAATTGATCTAAGTTCTGCACATTGTTTTAATGTTGTAAAGTTTCTATTTTGATCTATTTCAAGTTGTGTACCTTGATTGGGTCTTGATACTCTTGTGTTAGTAATATCTACCAGTGTTTTTATTTCAATTAGTTGCATAATATACCTATATAATATATTTATGTCGTAAAAAAAGGAAGTTAAAAAACTTCCTTCTTTATTCTTTAATTTATATTAAAGAGCAACTCCACGGATCTCTGCTGCTACAGTAGTATTAGCATTGTCATATCCTTGCAATGCACCTGTAACAGTGGCCATAGCAACAATAGCTTGTTGGCAAGCAAGAGCAAAAGTTTCAGTATCATCATCACCGTCATAGTCTTGTGTACCAAATGCACCACCTAATGCTGCTACAGCAATAGATAATGTTGTGTTACTAGATGAATATCTAGGAGTACCAATGATTTCAATACTGGCTATCTTAGCAATAGCATCTAATGCTTGTACCACTGGACTTTGAACGCCTGCAACTCTTCCTAGGTTATCAGTTAAATCTGCACTAGGAAATGTAATTGTTACAAACTGTAGTGTAACACCATTTTTATATGCTGGTGCAATTAACGTTTCATGTGTTTTTGTAATTCCTGTCATAATAAATATCTCCGATTGTTTATATTTAGCAAGTTTACTCAAAGGAAAAGGGAGTTAAAAACTCCCTTTAATATCACTAATTTTTAAATTATAGTGTAATTGCTGCTACTGCACAGCTAGCCAAGTTCACACCTTGATGTGTACCGGCAGCCTGTACTAAACGTGTCAAGTAAGCAGCAAAATCTTCGCTGTCTGTACCATCCCACTTAGCTGTACCAAAGTCGCCACCAGCTGCGGCTACTGCGAAACGCATATCACGTCCAACACCACCAATGCTTAGATTTTGTACTGTACCAAAAATCTCAATGCTAGCAGCTTGAGCAATTGCGTCAAACGCAACTACAACAGGGCTACGTGGAGTACTTGGATAGTTTGTATAGTCTGTGTCTAATTTAGCAGCCACTGTGCTTGGAAATGTTAGTGTGAACCACTGTAGACTTACACCATTCTTATAAAACGGTGCTACGATCGTTTCATTCTTTTTTGTTAATGTTGCCATTATATTTTCTCCTGATCTTGTTTTTTAAGTTTCCCTATGAAACTTTGTATGCTTTTATTTATCAGTTTTGGTCAAAAAGAAAGGGGATAATAATCCCCTTTCAATATGTCTACTTAGTATTAAGCAGAGAATGTGCCTGCGTTTGTAAGTGTTGTATAAGTATTTACAGTTAATTTGTCAACTGTAGTAATACCTGCTAGAACAACCGCATCCTTCAATGCACCATATGCACCGGAAGTAGTTGCACCAGCACCAGCATTGAAGCTAGGGCCATCAACGATACATGTGAAGTAATGAGCATCTGTACGAGCGCCAAGCCATACAATGCTGCCCAATGATTCTACAGCCTCAACAGCTTTAGTATAACCACCTTTAGTGATTGCACCAGTAGTGCCGCTAACTGTATCTGCTGTGAAAGCAGCAGAATCGGAATCAGTAATCTTAATTACTAGTGGGGAATAACCGTAAAATGCACCGGCTGCTACAGCGCCGTGTTTTCTATCTAATGAAGCCATTTTTAAATCTCCTAATCTTATTTTTTTTAAGTTTCCCTATGAAACTTTGTATGCTTTTATTTATCAGTTTTGAAAAAAACTTATATAACCAGACGCTTAATCGTCGTTTTTAACATCACCGTCGATGACTTTTAGATGTTTGGCAACTTCTTTGTTATCTCTAAGTCTACGTATACTGCGTGTAAACTTGCTAGGATCGCTGCCTTTGATGCTGTTAATTAGTCTACGTTCTAACTCATAGGCATCTTCGGTAGAGAAATTTTCTCTGATTAGAGTTAATAGGTTAATAGCGCTATCAATTACATGAGTAGCCCTGGCTTCTATGATGGCCTCACTGTTCTTCTTTTCCGTTATGGAATTGAGTTCTTCTAATAGGCTACGTGTTGTTCGTTTCAAGATGTCATCCTTGTTATATGATATTTAGTAGATTGTAGCACATATGTTTGGAAAAATAAAGTCTTGCGAAATTGTGCAGTTGCAGCATAAAATAGATAAGTATATTAGTAGAACTACTGAGTCTCTACAATATTTTAACAACAAGGAGAAAATATGTTAAACCGATTAGCTGAATACTTCCACAAGATGTTTCAGAATTTTGATAAGCCACAAACTTATGGAACAGCATTAGAAGCATACATTATGCGTAATTCACCACAGAGCGTAGGTGATGTTGATAGATTAACTCGTCAGTTTGATCTAAGTCAAGTAAATCATAGAGGATGGTAATCATGAGAGTACTAAAAGCAATCTACAATTTTTTAGGTGAAGTAGGCCGTGTACGTGCTGCTACACATCTAGCACACAAGGGCGATCATGCAGGTGCTCAACGAATCATGTCAATGAAAGAATTTAAGGGGTGGATATGAACATCGAAGAAATTTTTACCCTACACTTTTTGTTTATGATATCACTTATGGTCATACACTTTGTCAAAGAAACATTGACCAACTGGTGGCCTGTTTCTAATGAAGAGTGGGAGAGATTAAATTATCCTGAACGTTTTAAGAAAAAATGTTCATAACAGTTGCAATATAAATAACAATGCAGTACAATTACTGCTTACACACATACACAAGGAAATAAAAATGTTTAATAAACTATTCGCACCGTATCTAACACTTGAAGCACATATTGATGCTTTCCAACAAACCAAGCGAGGCCTAACAGATAAGATCATTACAGATCCTACGCTGAACAAGGCCGCACACGAATACATCGATGCTCAGACTGAATTTGCTAAAATGTTAGCACACAACTTCACTGACATCGCCAAGTATTCTGTAGACTCTATTACTAATAAATGGTTTCCTAAGAATGAAGAAGTAGCCCAGGCTAAGGCTACACGTAGCAAACGTGCTACTGCCTAAGACATACACACACAAGGAGAAAATTATGTCAACAATTAAAGCACCTGAAGTTAAATTCAACAAGAATGGTTATGAAATCCGTACAGACATTTTAGATATGGCCAAAGGTCTTGTCAGTGAAGAATATCACAGCAAGTTTCGTGGCTGGGAAATGTCAGTTCAGCGTGATGAAAAGACTGGTCAAGTAGTTACTCGAGTAGATATGCCAGAGTTTCCAGGACTTGA